TATGAACTAAACGAATACGGCTTATTGGCGGCATACTCCGTGTTGGGTATTTCCAACAGAGCATACGTACAGCGAGTTGACGTTGATCTGAACGCATTGGCGGCATCATTGGCACGTCCATTGGGAGAGGCAACTAACAACTCATGGTGGTTAGATACTGCCGAGACCAAATGGGGCATACATGAATGGTCAGCATCAACAGAGACATTTACCAATAAAGTTCCGACAGTTATCACATCAACAGATGACTTGACCGGCGGCGTGCCTAAGACATCTATCGGTGCTGTTGGTAGTTACGCTGTGGTTGCTACGAATGCCAACAATCCAGTTTACTACAAGAACAGAGACAACAGTTGGGTGTTAGTGGGATCAGATGATTGGCATAACAGCCATGCTACCGTGACAGGCACAGTTTCATCTGCTTCATTAACGAACGGAAACAGCATAGTCATCCAAGGTACGACAGTTACCATTGGTGGTACTACGCTAACAGACCTTAAGACTGCTATCAACTCAGCGGCTATCGCTGGTGTTACAGCAGATGTTGTTAACAACAAGATTGAGATCTACGCTGACTCAGAAGTGTCAGTTGATGGATCAAGTTTAGAAGGTGCTTTAGTATTAGCAAACGGCTCAGGCTCTATCCTCACTGACGCTGGTTTGTCAGCGGGCACATATTACTACCCAAGATTACAACAGTCACAGCACTATACCAACCCACGTTGGAAGTCAACTGACACTGCTCCTCGTCCTACAGGTTCTGTATGGATCAAGACCACAGCAGTTAACAACGGTGCTGAGCTAGTTATTAAGAGATACAACTCAACCACAAACGTTTGGACTACAACAAGTGCTCCTATCTATGAAAATGATCAGACAGCACTTAAGAACATCGATCCAAGCGGTGGTGGTAAGAACGTTGCGGCTGACACATTATATGTTCAGTATGACTCAACAGAGGCAGACAACGCAACTTACAAGGCATATTACAGATACGCAACAGGTGAGACTGTCGTCACAACAAACAACGACACATCAACACCGACATTCGTTGCGTCTGAGACATTCACTATCCAAGCAAGTGCTAAGAACTCAACGACTTTAACTTCGGCGGTTACTGTTGCATTGAGTGGTACAACAGTTGCTGACTTCGTAAGTGATTTCAACAGTGCCAACGTTGCCAACACTGTAGCAAGTGTCACAGCAACAGGCGAGATCCAGATCAAACACACAGAAGGCGGTGTTATCGTACTTAAAGATACATCAGGTACTCCTGTTGCTGATGCTGGCATTTCAAGCACATTGGATAACGTTAGAGCAGGTAATGACTCAGACTTAGTATTATCTAACTATGTTCCATTAACATACACAGCAAAATTAAGTGAGCCTACACAGGATCCAGCAGATGGTACTTACTGGTACTACTCAGCGAGCGATCAGTGGGATATCATGATACAGGACGGCGGCGCTTGGAAGGGTTATCAGAACGTGGATCCAGATTCACGTGGCTATGACTTATCAGCAACTTCGCCAAACGGTCCTATCGTGAGCGCCAGTGCTCCAACATTACAGTCAGATGACTCGGCACTTGTGTATGGTGATCTTTGGATCGACACCAGTGACTTGGAAGACGTTAAGATCAAGCGTTGGCAGTCAGTGAGCTCAGTTGATCAATGGGTGACCATTGACAAGACGGACCAAACGACAGAGAACGGTGTGTTATTTGCTGATGCTCGTTGGGCAGGCAATGGCACGACAGATCCTGTCACCGACGACTTACCAACAATCAAGTCATTATTGACAAACAACTATCTTGACATTGACGCACCTACGGCAACATTATATCCAGAAGGTATGTTATTAGTTAACACTAGACGTTCCGGTTTCAACGTTAAGCAGTTTGATTCAAACAGATTTAACGGCGTTGACTATCCAGATGACACTTTACCGACTGAGAAGGATGCTTGGGTTACGGTTTCAGGTAACAAGGCAGATGGCTCAGCATATCAAGGACGTAAGGCTGTACGTAAGATCGTAACAGACAAGTTAAAATCAGGCGTGGACGCAAACACAGCGATCCGTGAGGAACAGAGACAGTTTAACTTATTAGCGGCACCTGGTTATCCAGAATTGATCCAAAACCTAGTAACATTAAACAACGACAGGAACAACACAGCATTCGTGGTCGGTGACACACCGATGAGATTGGAAGACACAGGTACTGCTGTCGTTAACTGGGCAACGGATGCGTTCGGTGCTGGTATTGACAGTGAAGACGGATTAGTAACAGCAGACCCATATGCGGCTGTGTTCTATCCATGTGGTAGGACAAACGACCTCTCAGGTAACACTGTTGTGGTTCCACCAAGCCATATGATGCTAAGAACGATAGTAAGATCAGATGAGATCGGTTATCCTTGGTTAGCACCAGCAGGTGGATTACGTGGTACCATCGATAACGCGACAGCACTAGGTTATGTCAGCTCATCAACGGGTGAGTTCACACAGACCGCTGTCAGACAGGGACTACGTGACACGTTATATGAGAACAAGGTCAACCCATTGACTAACTTACCGGGCGGTGGCTTACAGAACTACGGTCAGAAGACCGTAGCATCGACTCCATCAGCACTTGATAGGATCAACGTATCAAGACTCGTTGCTTACCTACGTGACAGATTAGAGACACTTGGTAGAAACTACATCTTCGAACCAAATGACACATTGACACGTAACGAGGTCAAGCAAGCGGCTGAACAGTTACTGAACGATGTTACTGCTAAACGCGGTATCTATGACTACTTGGTTGTGTGTGATGACACTAACAACACACCAGCACGTATTGATAGAAACGAACTTTATGTTGACATCGCTATCGAACCAACCAAGTCGGCAGAGTTCATCTACATTCCGATCAGAATCAAGAACACTGGCGACATACAGGCAGGTAATTTATAGTATAGAATAATATACGCAGATAATGGCACTTCGGTGCCATTTTTTGTGACCAGCAGTTGATAAATACGATACATAAGAAACAAGGAGAAATACACATGGCAGTTTCATCATTAACAAAAATGACAGTGCCTTTAGCATCAGATCAGTCTAATGCTACACAAGGTCTGTTAATGCCCAAATTAAAATATCGTTTTAGAACGGTATTTGAGAACTTAGGTGTTTCAACACCAAGAAGTGAACTAACCAAACAGGTTATCTCATTCGCTAGACCATCAGTGAGCTTTGATGACATGACTATTGACCTATACAACTCACGTATGAGATTGGCAGGTAAGCACACCTGGGAAGATGTCACAGTTGAATTACGTGACGATGCTTCTGGTAGTGTTGCCAAGCTCGTTGGTGAGCAGTTACAGAAACAACTAGACTTCATGGAACAGTCATCAGCCGCGGCTGGTATTGACTACAAGTTCATCACACGTTGTGAAGTGTTAGACGGCGGTAACGGTGCTAATGAACCAAACGTGTTAGAGACATGGGAACTATACGGTTGTTACCTAACATCAGTTAACTACAACGACTTGAACTACGGTGAATCAGCACCAGCAACAGTGTCATTGACTATTAGGTTTGATAACGCTGTACAAACACCATTGGGTGCCGGCGTTGGTACTAGTGTTGGTAGAGCATTAGGCGAAGTAGTTACAGGCTAATTTAGATGGCAGGCATCTTCGGGGACATTCTTAAGGGGTTCCTGGGCAGTGACTATCTAAAAGATTATAGGCACGCATCCAAGACCTTTAGGTCGGCTGGCTACGAGCTCGCACCACGTTACAAGTTTTTATTTCATGTGTATTTTAACTTGAACGTGGCAGAGTTGCCTAGTCTTAGGTCAGCATTTGGAGCGACGGACCAAAGCAAGTTGAGCTTGTTGGTCAAGAACATCACGTTGCCTAACTATTCTATTGATGTTGATACCTTCAATCAATACAATCGCAAGAGACTGGTACACTCGAAGATCAATTACGAACCAGTTACCGTGGAGTTCCACGACGACCATGGCGACTTGGCACGTAGCCTATGGTTCAAATACTTCCAATACTACTACAAGGATCCCAGCCAGCCCTACGGAACGGTAGAGGGCAACACGGCATTATCAAATCAAGCACCTGGTGCCAGATCTGATTACAATAGAAGAGATATCTATGATCAGCAACGTGCCGGCAACGATTGGGGTTATTCAGCGGAAGATGGCGGTTCTGGAACGAAACCGAGCTTCTTTAAGGACATCACGATATATGGCATGAGCCAACATAACTTCGTGTCATACACATTGATCAATCCACAGATCACATCATACAGACACGACACCTATGATTATTCTGAAGGTGGCCAACCAATGGCCAACAGCATGGAGATCAGATATGAGACAGTCAAATACGGTGCTGGTGCCATCAATGGTAGCACAGGAGCACCTATACCAGGTTTCGCACAGGCAGAACACTACGACAAGGAGCCAAGCTCATTGAGCCGTGCGGGATCCAACAATAGCATACTGGGCCAGGGAGGCCTGCTAGATGCTGGTGTTGGTGTTGTTGAGGATCTGGCATCAGGTAACATACTGGGTGCGGCCAAGAAAGTGGGCAGAGTCGTACAGACTGTTGATAGAGATGGAATCAAAGGAGCCAAGAAAGAAGTATTGGGTGCCGTGATCAGAGAAGGAATACCTGCGGCCACGAAGGCAGTTACTAATTTCCCAACCCCGCCCAGAAAGGCTGAATATAACTCAAACCTTCCTGATTCGGCATTAGAGAACTACGTGGCATTTCCAAATGGTCCTAAACAGGATACAACTACAAACAACAGGCCAACAACTTTGGTCAACGCGAATACCAATTCGCCTGTAAACACCGCAGGTGGCCCAGCCCCAGGAGTCAGGGGATATTCTAGATCTGACTTGACGGAGACCATCACCAATGCCGACGGTAGCGTGACCACGACGACAAGACAGACAGTAACATACAATGGTCCCGTGAACAGCACCGCAGAAATCAACAGAAACACATAATGGTAGGTTAAATACTATTATGGGCACAGTTAACGTAACAAAAGACACACAGGAACAGTCAGTAACACTGACAGATGAGTTCTATAAGAAGACCACATCGATCAGTCAGAATGACTACGAGATAGTTAGGACATTCTTCAAGTCATATGGATATGATAACGACATCGCAGATGACTTCACTGCGGTATTCTTCCAGATCCTGGACGCATACAACATAACACAAGACGAACTGCTCAAGGAATTCAAGGCCTCGGGAGATGCCGTTACACTATCACAAACGGTGGCATACTATCTCAACGGCCTTAGATCAAAATCAACTTTGGTGGGCGTCAGCGTGGTACAACAACCTAACTATTACGCGGCCCGAAACGTGGTCAAGTAATGGCCAAGTGGGCACAGGGAGACTACGTCCTACTCAATCCCGAGAAGTACGTGGGCACGAAAGGACCCCACTACCGCTCAGGTTGGGAACACGCTTTCATGAGATTCTGCGACACACACCCTAGCGTCACCAAGTGGGCCAATGAGTCCGTCAAGATACCCTACAAGGATCCTTTCACTGGCAGACAACGCAACTACATACCTGACTTTTTAGTACAGTACCAGAACAAACATGGTAAATTAATAACGGAACTGGTAGAAATTAAACCAAAGAACCAGAGCATCATTGAGAGCAAGAACCAGAACCGTAGGTTGAGAGAGACAGTTGCCCTCAATCATGCCAAGTGGGAACAGGCCGCTCGTTGGTGTAAGGCCAACGGCATAACCTTCCGTGTGGTAACAGAGGAAGACATATTTAGGAGTGGTGCTAGATAATGACTAAGAAATTAGAAGAGATGTTTGATCTTGATCCCATCGAGGAACAGGAAGAGAACGAATTAACGACACCGATAGAACAGGCAAACACACCCATTCCCGCGGATACCATTAAGAATATCGATAAGATAGAGTCTGCACTACCCACGGTAAAGGGACTGGAAGCCAGCGATCAGGAGATGGATGAGCTGGGACAACTGGCACAGGACTCCTACAAGGACCTGATGGATCTGGGAATGAACGTGGATTCACGCTTTGCCAGTGAGATATTCGGTGTGGCCAGCGGTATGCTAGGACATGCCATAACCGCAAAGACGGCCAAGATCAACAAGAAACTGAAAATGATTGATCTACAGTTGAAGAAGGCACAGTTAGATCAGAGAGAAAAACAGATAGCACACAAGAAGGGTGAGAACATAGAGACGGGAGAGGGACACATCCTGGATCGCAACGAACTCCTGGAGCAACTACTGAAAAATAAAGACTCA